TCGCACCCCGGCAGCCACCCGTCCCGGCGCCGCCGCAGGCAGTCCGGGCAGCCCAGCCGGCGGGCCTCGTGGGCCGCACAGCCGGGCGGCCCGGCGCCGCGCAACGGCTGCCGTGGCCTGCCGGAATCAGGGGAGTCGATGGGGGCCTGGGGGTTCCCCCTAGGTACTTGGCAGGTCGGGGGGGCACCACCCCCCGCAGGAGGGGGCAGAACCCCACCCGGCCCGCCGGCGGCCGGGGTCGGCCGGCCGGCCGGCTCGGCGTCCGGCCCTGGCTCGCCGAGCTGGGCGGCCTCGACCTCGGGCCGGATGACGATGCGGTACCGGTTGGCCCGCCGGCCGTTGCCGCCCTTGCGGCCGCCGATGAGGGTCACCAGGTGGCCGCCGAGCTTGGCGAATACCCGGCTGGGCGACTTGATACCGAACCACTTCTTGACGGAATTGACCACCGGGTCAACCAGATGGGACTTCAGCCACGAGCCGATGCTGTGCATCTTGTTGTCGATGCCGTTCAGCAGCCCGGCCAAGAGCTGGATGCCGGTCTGGTAGAAGGTATACCGGCCGAAGATCTTCGTGACGCCCCGAATGAACTTGTTGCCCATGCCGGGCACGTTCTCCACCAGCGCCTCGCCGAGCTTGGCGATCATGCTGATGGCGTTGCGCCGCAGCAATCGGCCGATGTCGCCGAGCCGGGTGGGCAAGAGGATCATCTGCTCGTAGAAGAACTTCGCAACCTTCGGGAATTTCGAGGCAAATGAATCACCAAAGCCAGTAACGAGCCGTGAGACGAACCGGCTGGCTGCCGAAAGTGCACCCCCAACACTGTCGCCAATCCACTTCGCCCAGCCGAAAGCCTTGGACCACGGCACATGGTCCAGCAGCTCGCCCAAGACTTCACCAAGCTTCCCCCACGGGACCTTGGATAGGAGCTTGCCGCCCACTCCCACCAACTTACCGACCGGCACCACGCTGATGGCTGCGAGGATGAAGTCGAACCAGTGCTTCTTCCAGAAGCTGACAGTGAACAGCGGATCAAACAGATGGTTGACGATCCCGATGGCCATGGGCAGCGCGACATTGCCGAGTTGAGCGCCGACGTCGACCCAGTCCACGGCGCCAATCGCCTTGGCCACCTTTTTGATCAGACTGGCGCCGTGAGAGGTCAGCCACGCGAATGCCGTGCCGAGGCCGTCCCCGAGGCTCTTCCCGAGCTTCCCCCAGTTGATCCCCTTGAGGGCACCCCCGAGGCCGCCGGACAGCACGCCGTGCAGCTGGCCGCCGAGCCGCTGGGCGGCCGACTTGGGTGCGGCGAGCCCGGCCGGGATCGGCGTGGTCGCCATCCGCAGCGCCGGGGTCGGCAGGTGGATCTCCTTTGGGCCGCGCAGGCCGCCGAAGAAGTTGCCGATCATGCCCGAGATCGACGCGAACCCGCTCTTGATCTGGCTGACCGGGATGAAGCGGCGGGCCAACGTGCTCCCGAATCCGACGGCCGCCGGGAGAGCCGTCCGGGAGAGGTACTGCACGAAGCCGGAGAGCACAGGCAGGACCTTCTGCCCAACCTGGATCTCCAGCACCTGCAGGTTGGACTCCAACAACTTCAGCTGCGCCGCGGCCGTCTTGCGCTGCTCGGTCACGGCCGCGCCGAACTTGTTCGTGCTGCTGTTGACCTGGTCCTGCTTCTTCTTCAGCACGTCGAGGCCGCCGACGAGGGTCAGGATGCCGCTGGAGGACCGGCCACCACCGAACGCGCGGGACAGCAGTTGCGACTCCTGCGCCGCGGACATCCCCGACTTGTCGAGGTGGTCCTTCAGCAGGCTGACCGCGCCGATAATGCCACCCGGCCCACGCATCGCCTTCGCGAGGCCGAGCCCGGTCAGACCGATCTTCTTCAGCTGCACCTCGGCCGTCGCGCTCGGGGCGCCGAGCAGCGAGAAGGACATGCGCAGGCGGGTCGCGGCGTCGACCGCGGGAATGCCCTCGTCGGTCATGAGCGCCAGTGCCGCACCGACCTGGTTCAGAGACAGCCCGAAGGACTTCGCGCTGGGCAGGATGCCGCTGCCGATGGCCTCCACGAACTGGCCCATGGTCATGTTGCCGGCGCCGATGACGGCGTTCACGGTTCCGGCGGCTGCCGAGAAGGTGTTCGCGCCCTTGATGCCCGTCCGCCACGCGCCGGCCAGAGCATTGGTGGTGGACTCCAGGTCGGAGCCGCCCACCGCCGCCAAGTCCGAGGCGGTCTTGAGGCTCTTCATCGCGGCGGCGTTGTCCATGCCCACCGACTTGAGGTGGTACAGCGCCTCAGCCAGCGCCTGCGGCCCCTGCTGGGTCGTCTTGCCCAGCGCCAGCACCTGCTTGGACAGCGTGCCGACGTCGCGGGCGGTCGCCCCGGCCTGCGTCTGGACCTTCCGCATCGTGGCCTCGAAAGTCACCGCCTTCGCGGCCGAGACGGCGAGGCCCGCAGCCACACCACCAGCCAGCGCAGCGCCCGCGTAGGCCGCGGTCTTCGCGAGCTTGCCCAGGCCACCTTGGAGCCGCCCAGCCGAGTCGCCGACGGTCTTGAACGTCTTCGACGCACTGTCCCGGGCGATGACGTCATACCTGACACCAGTCGTGCGAATGGCCATGACCGCGACCCCTTTCGGCAGGTGGGAGCCGCGGTGCGGCGGTCAGGACGTGGGGGTGTCGGCCTCAGCCGCAGCGCTGCGCTCGGCGTCCTCGATCCGGTAGAGCGCCATCCACTCGGACAGCTCGCGCGAGCTGATCCGGGCCAGCATCTCGGCGGCCGTCATACCGCCGAGATCGCGCGTGAGCGTCAGGACGAAGCGGCGCCATCCTCCGTCGGCTCCTCGGAGTTTCCCTCCATCTCCTCCTGCGCGGCGTCGCTCAGGCCGGAGAGGCGCGCGGCGACGTCGTACAGCCGGTCGATGACCGCCGCGGAGCGCTTGCCCAGTTCGCTGGCCTGGGCGTCGGTGAAGATCCGGGTGCCGGACTCGTTCACCAGCACCCGCACCAGCAGCCGCGAGCGGTAGTTACGCAGGTCCAGCGTGCCTCCGGGGCGGACGAGGGCCTCGAACGCGTCACGCTCGGTGCCCGTCATGCCCCGGATGATGACGTCCCCGCCCCACTCCGGGACGGCCACCGTCTCCTGCACGGCGTCCTGCACCGCGAGGATCGAGGCGGCGTCGAGAATGGCCATGGTTGCTCCGTTTCAGGTGATGTCTCTGCTGACCTGGTCAAGGACTCGCCCCACGGCGATACGAGCACGCGTGCCCGCTGGCCCCATGACCTTGTAGAAGAACGGCTTCGCTGGCTGCTGAACCCACGCGTCACGATTGCCGTACACGGGATGGCGCCAGCGCGACTTCGTGCCCTCCAAGTACGCCTGGAGAGCGCGCTGCTTCTCCGGCATCTTGCGACCGTCCACACGGATGATGACCGCGGCCTGCCTGCCGCCGGTCTTGACCTCCAGGGTGGTCGCCCGCGACAGGCGTCCCCGCAGACCAGCCGCGGTGTACCTGCGCTTCGACGGGATCGCGCGGATGCTGGCCCGCACCGCGGGCACCAGCGGCTTGGCCGCCGTCCGCAGGTCCTTCCGGAACCGCTTCAGCAGCTCCTTGTCGTCCATCCCCCGCAGTTCGCGGGTGATCCGCGCCAGATCGGTGCCGTGCCGCAGGTGGATGCTCACGGCTCAGGCCGGGATGGTGACGTTTTCGGCCGGCTCGCGGGTGACCGCGAAGTTGACCATGATCTGCGCCACGCTGCTCACGTCGGACTGCTTCGGGGCAGAGGTGACCCGGCTTGGGAAGACATCCATGAGCTGCCCGGCGACGTCGCCCTCCCACATCCACACGATGTAGCCGGACGCGCCGCGCTGGAGGAGGGTCCGCACGTCGGTGGACGTGCTGTCGGCGTAGAAGGTCAGGCTGGAGTCGCCCGCGGTCGTCGTGCTGGGCACCTTGCCGATGAAGACGCTGCCCAGCGCGGGCGTGTCCTCGGTGTTGCCGGTGACCTCCCAGCCGGACGCCGCGCTGACCTCCCCCGACAGGTCGACGCCCGCGTTGATCTCGCTGCGGGTCGGCGAGGCCGGGTTCGCGATCGTCGGCACCCACAGGACCTGCGACACGCCCTGCCGGTAGTAGCGATCCGACACGGTGATGGGGGTAGCACTCACTGCTGGTCAGCCTCCTTCGGGGCTCGCCGCCGCGCCGACTGCGCGGGCTCGGCCGGGGATTCGGTGCCGCCCTCGACGGCGGTGGGGGCGTCGACCTCGACCCAGTCGGCTTCCCGGTAGTGGGACGCGGCCGACTCGGAGACCTCGATCTCCTGCTCGGGCGGCAGTTTCGGATGACGCATCCGCACGGGGCTCACGATGTCGCCACCCGGATCACAGCGACCGTCACGGACGTCACCGCGTCGTAGGTGATGGACGCGCGGCCCGTCGTCGGGTTCCGGTAGCGGCCGGTCAGCGGGATGAACTCCGTCTTCCCGGCGGCCACGGTCACCGCCCGGTCCGCGATGGCCAGGTCACCGTCCACGGTCGCGGGCGTCGCCAGCGTCACCGTGTGGCTCGCCGAGTCGGCGTTCTTCACGACCAGCAGGACGCCGGCGCCGGTCGGGGCATCGTCGCCGCCGGACGTCGCTGCCACCAGCAGCGCGTCAAGTTGCAGCCCCGTCAGGGGCACCACATTCGTCGTCAGGGCAGCCATCGGCCCCACCACCTCGCAAATCGGGGAAAGAGCCGCACGACTGCGGCCTGCATGAGAAAGTGCGGCCCACAGACACACCCGCAGGGGGGACGATGGGCATACAACTGAGCAAAGTCGCGGAAGACCTGCAACAACGCGAGCCCCGGAGACGGCAGATCGAGGCGCTTCACGGACTCCTCGTCCGCGAACTGCACAAGCGCGAGACCTCCGCAGCGACTACGCAGGCTGCGGAACCGCAGAAGGAGAAGACCGAATCCGTGGGGCGGGCATTCCTGGGCTTAGCGCTGGGTGTTGCCGTTCCCCGGCTGATTGGGCAAGCCGTGTGGGGTAGCACCTACGACGCCCCACACTGGTGGGACGTCATGTGCGCCATCCTCATCATCGCGGGTGTCCTCGATGTGATCGCTGCTGTCAAGGCCCGCGTCAACGCTTCGTGAACGCCTCGATGTCCACGGCGAACCCGAGGACGGCAACCACGCCGGAGCCGTTCTGCGTGTGAGACAGCGTCCACGCGCCCACCTGCGCCATGCCGACCACGCCACCCAGCCGGGGGTCCGCGGCCAGCGCAGCGCCCACAGCCGCCAGGAGCGCGAACGCCCGCGAACGCACCATCTGGACTGCGGGCGCGTTGTTGTTCCCGTTGGTCACGGCCGCCGAGCACTGGATCGTGTACTGCTCCAGGCTCGGCGCTACCGGCAGGCCATCCCGAGACATCTGCCCCTCCACGGCCGACCCGTCCTCAGGGTTGTAGGCGACCGTCAGCGCCTCCGCCGGATTCGACCCGTCGACCACCGGGCCGTCGTAGACCTTCACACCCTCCAGGCCGGGCGCACCCTGGAGGCACTGCACGAGGGCCGCGATCGCGTCCGGAGCCGAAGATGCCCAGGCCATCAGCCCACCACCGGGCGGGGCGCCCCGAGCCATTCCAGGGCCTTGCGCGGGATGGCGTACGACCAGCGCGGGTCGTACACCTCCTCGTCGCCCACGACCCCGGTGCGGGCCGCGCCGACGCCGCGCCGGGTCTCCCAGTTGTGTTGCAGCACGACCAGCGCCCCCCGCTTGTAGTTGTCCGGCACCTGCTCGTATCCGGCCTCATACACCACCTCGACCAGCCCGCAGACCGGCGGCCCGGCGATGACCCGGACCAGGCCGGTATCGCCGTTCGGCCGCAGGTTGGACACGTCCCAGGTCGCCGAGCCGATGACCGAGGTCACGGAGGTGATCGAGACGACCGGGACGCTCCAGAGCCGGAAGTGCCGGCCGCGCCTGGTGTAGTGCTCGACGTCCTCGGTGATGGTCCGCTGCTCGATGACCTCGCGCTTGTAGTCCTCGATGACCGCGGTGATCCCGTCGCAGTACGCCTGAATCTCGTCGTCAACGCTGAGGTCGTCGGGTTCGATGCCCAACTGCTGCTTGGCGTTGGCGAGGGTCACGATGGACACGTC